GCCGAAGGTGCTCCCCTGCTAAGGGAGTATGGGGTGTAGAGCCTCATCGAGGGTTCGAATCCCTCCGTTTCCGCCAAGACAAAGAGCTGCCTTCGGGCAGCTTTTTTGTTTCCGCGTGCTGTTGAGCAATCACCTTTTCCCAAACTTGTGCAAGTTCCGGATGCCGTTCGGACTCAATGCTTGCCAACGTCTCAATGGGCGGCAGTTCTGCCGCTTCAGCCAAATAAACAATTTCTGATGCGTCGGCAGCAAGCCGGCCGCTACTCAGCTTGCTGAGTCGCGTGCTATCCGAATGGCCCATTTCTTCGGCCATCGCTTTTTGTCGCTTGCCACTGCGCACGGCGGCTAGGGCGATGAGTTCTGCGATTGACATAGGAAGCCTCCAATTAAAAGTTGCACATATGTGCAAATTTATGCAATACTGGCAATTAGGCATTTAATTGCCGTAATTGCAAATGTACATCAAAGGAGCGACCAATGATCAAAGCAGCAGAAGGCATGCCCGTCGAGGGTATGACGTTGCACGATTGCTCGCCCCTTCAAAGTGCCGTAAGTCCCGCTAGGGTCGCTCCGGTGGTGCAAGCGGAGGAGGGGGCGAGCATCCTGTATCAGCTCGAATACACCGACACCATTGGTGCTGGCAATCTTGTCATCGAGTCCGGCTACAGCGCCGCTGACGCCGTGGTCCACCTTCGCAGCCTCCTGGCCCTCGGCCTCTCACCCGTCACCGTTCGGGTGATCGCATGACCATCACCGTGATGGACCCCTACACGCACGAGGCCCACGCCATCCGCTGCGGCCAGGCCGCACGCGATCGCCACGTCCTGGTGCAGCACGTCGTCGCCCGCAAGGGAAAGATCGTCTATTGCGCCATCATCCGCGCCCCCTGGACCACGCCCGACGGCAAGGACTGCTGGACCCTTGAGACCCTGTGGCCGGAGCGCACCAGGGTCACAGTGCCTTGTGGAAACGTCGCGGTGTGTGGTGGAGCCACATGCAGCTGTGCACCAGGCGACAGCGCTGGAGGGGCCCCGCTTGCGGGGACACCAGCGCTTGAGCCTGGCTGCCGCAGCCAGGCTTTCCCCGATCCCGCTTTTAGTCAGGTGGGCGTGGTAGCACCGCCTGACGGTCTCAATTCTGAGAAAACGCAAGTTTCGGCAGGGACCTGAAAACGTGGCCTACGACACCATCAAGCTCAAGTCGCCCTCCATGTCCCGCGAATTCATCCGAGCCGTCGAACAGAAGTGCATTCTTCGCTCGGGAGTGGACATGGCGACCGGCGAAATGATCTACGAGCTGCACACCGGTCAGCTCCTGGGTTCATGGGATGCCCGCATCTCGGTCATCCCCAAATATGACGACTGGATCAGCGACAAGAACGGCACACCCCGGCGTCACGCCTGCGAGCCTTACCTCATGGTCGAGGCCAGCATCCACAAGGTCATGCTCGGCCACAACGTTTACGGCGGGCCCACCAAGTTCCTCGACTCAGCACGTTACCTGATCAACCTGGTCGCAAAGCTGCTGGAGGTTGAGTTGCCCGTCGCCGACATCTGGACCGTCCACCGCGTGGACGTGGCCCACGTCTACCGGCTCTCCAAGGCCGGCTGCAAGCAGTTCTTCGACACCATGCAGCTCATGAGCTTTCCGCGTCGGCAGAAGAAGGCCAGCAAGTACGAAATGGCCGTGCACTTCCCGGGCAAGACCACCACCGTCAAGTTCTATCACAAGGGCTCCGAATTTCAGGCGCACGAACCCAACCGGCTGCGCTCGTTCTTTCGCCACATGTTCCGGCATATCTACGGCACCGATGAGAAGAACGAGCAGCGTGTCGAGCGAAAGATCAAGGCGCTGCAGCGCCTGGCCGACAACCGCTTGCGGGTCGAGGTCGGGATCAACAGCCCAAAGCTCAACTATGACTTTGACCGCGATCCACGCGTAGACGAATTGACCGACGCCTACCTTGAGGCACTTCACGACAAGGAAATTGAGCGCATCTTGCGCGAAGGGAAACAGGGTATGGACACAGTACGCACGACAGACGCGGTATGCACCAGGCTTCAAAACCAGTACGGCCGCACCGCGGGCCTGCGCCTTTACGGCTTCTGGCAATCGATGTGCACCGCCGGCAGCGACAAGACCAGCGAGCGCTACACCAAGCCCACCTTCTACCGCAACCGCAAGCTGCTGGAGAGCGCCGGCGTGAGCTGGGTGGGCTCCGACATCGTCATCGTCGCCAACGACTCCCTCATTCACGATTTCACGCCGCAACGCGTGGACCGGCGGTTCTGTTTTTCTCCGGCTCGGAACCGCCCCGAATACCACGTCAGCCGGGATTTGATGCGGCTTGCCGCGTAAGGGGAAAACATGTCAGCAGTAGCAAACAACATTCAGCCAATGCCCGCCAGCAAGCGGCTCATGGAAGTCACGGTCAAGGGCCGGATCGAGGCGGCTCGTCGCCACGAGAAAAAGCACTACACGCGCCTGGTCACGCCGGCTGCGGACGCCTACTCGCGCCCGCAGGTGGTCGAGGTGCGCAGCAACCAGCGCCTGGGCCAGCAGGGCGACGAGATCACCGTCGATTGCAAGCTGGGCGGCTATACCCGCAAGCCCTTCCGCTCGACCGACAAGGAAACCGGCGAGACCCAAATGGTCACGCCGGTGGACATGACGCTCGACGCGAACGACTGAGGCGTTTCGCATGCGAAACCAAGTTCGCACCCACAACCGCTTTGCGGCGGCGTGTGTCTACATCCACCAGGCGCTGATTACCTGCGTCGAGGTCCTGCGCCTCGGCGTGCGTGATGCCCGCGCCACATTGCGCCATCGGGCGCGCTAGGAGGAAACATGGCCTGGTACAGCTGTTCCGCCTGTGGGCACGACGCTCACTTCGTGGATTTCAAGGTCGATCCGGAATCGGACGCGGAGGAGCCGGACCTGGAGTGCCCGGAGTGCGGCTCGGACAAGGTCTCGGAGGATTGATGCAATTCCTGATCTGCACCGTCGACGCCACGCCTTGCCCGCCCGATGCGTTGTCGTATCTCTCCATGGCGGAGGCCATCAACCCGGCAACCCTGGGCATCACGCCGGAGTCCGTCCTCGCGGTCTATTCCTGGGGGTTCGGTGCAGTCCTGTTCTTTTGGTTCTTGGGTTATGTCACGGGGGTAGCAGTAGACGCCATCAAAAAAGCTTGAGCTGGTTTTGACTCCAGCCTGTAGGGCCGCAACGTTGTGAAACGCCCGGTCCTATGGGGTGTAGTTCCGAATTCATCGGACCACCTTTCAAAAGGAAAGCTCAAATGAAACTGTTCAAGCAAGCCCGCAAGTACGGCTCCAAGATCCTGGTCGGCGGTACCGCCGCCTTCGCCTCGGCCCTCGCCCTGGCGCAAAGCGCGCCGAGTCAAACCGTGTGGGAGCAAATCTTCGCTGCCATCGGCATTGAAGGCATCGCCGTTGCTGTCGTGACGCTGATGGTGGGTGTCATCGGCATTGCGATGGCCTTCAAGGGCGGCGACCTGGGCAAACGCGCAGTCCGCAAGGTCTAAAGGCCATGCTGATCGGTGCCCTCATCACGCTTTTTTATGGCCTCGTCGCCCTGATTGGCGCGTTGAGTGGCATCGGTCTTTGCATTGCCCTTGGCAGAGCCCGATGAAACGCCTACACGCCTTCTTCCTGGTCGGGGCCATGTTCCTGACCTCCTACGCTGCCGCAGCGCCCTTAGCGGCACCCAATGCCCTGGGCACCCTGGTAGAAGAACACACCGCCGCAGGCAAGCAGACCGTCACTATTGGCGGGATTGACTTCAACAACAAGGGGCGTCCCTTGGATTCGCGCGGTGTCCCAACAATCGAAACCGACGGCAGCGCCTCGGCAAAGACAACGGGCACCGGCAACATCAAGAATCCCTCGGGAAATCCCGTTCGGGTCACCTTGACTGGTCGCGTGGCGCCTGCCGCCGCAGCCGCTGCGATAGGACGATTTGCCGCCAAGATCGCCTATCCCTTGACGGTCGGCATGGCGCTTTACCAACTCGCCAAGGAACTGGGCTTCACCGTGAGCAATAACCCGGACGGTTCGGTGAAGTACGAGAAGGAGAACCCTGCACTGTGTACGGTCGCTCCTTGCTACAACTATCAGTATCACGCGGCCATATCCAGCATCGTCTCGCCCGTTGCGCTGACCGCTTGCCAAGATCTGATCGCGAAATATGACCGGGCCGGTAGCTACCGTTACAGCAACGCCTCGGTAGACAACTTCCCGCCGTATGGCTGCTACGCAAAAATAATTAACCCCAATGGCACGCTGAACAGCGAGCGTGCCGGGATGGCGAATGCCACGTTAACCACTCGAAATCCCGATGCGCCGGGAACCATTCCTTCGGAACGGCAAGAGTTCATCGATGCTATCGCGGCCAAGTCCGGCTGGC